CGCCGACGCGGAGCGCGATTATATTCGGGTTGAATTGTTCGAGCCGGTAGCTTCTAAGGAAAACACCTTTAAGGCCAGAAAATTCAGGGTAGCCGTAGAGGTGGCAAGCTGTGCCGGCGCTGGCGGCGAGACCATCAAGGTCACCGGCAACCTGAACAACGTGGGAACCTTTGTAGACGGTGAATTTAACACCACTACAAAAACCTTCACCGAAGCAGGCGCCGCTGAATCCGTGTGATAAGAAGGAGGACACAGCCGATGTTTACCGTAAACGGAAAAGAGCTGGACTATGATATCTTTGACGCTGATAAGGCGGATTTCATTCAAAGAGTGATGGAAGAAACCTTTCAAAAAATCGCTTCCATTGACGCAAATTCTCCGGAAAACACCTGGGCGGGTTTTGTAAGGGAAAATTGTGAAGCTGTGGCCGCTGCGTTTGACAGGCTTTGGGGTGCGGGAACCGCGGTCAAAATTTTTGACGGCGTGGTGAATCTAAAAGTCGCAATGAACGCGTTTCAGGAGTTGGTGGACGGTATTAACGCGGAAAAGGCTGAGCTTGAAACTATGGCGAAAGCTGTCACGGCTAAGTATTCCGGAAACCGCGCCCAGCGCCGGGCAAAGAAATGAATATCCTGACAGACCCGGCTCCCAAAACGGTAACCATCGGCGGCGCGGAGGTTCCGATTAATTCGGATTTTCGCGCCTCTGTCCGTTTTGAAATGATGATGGAGGATTCCTCCCTTTCCGAGCTGGACAAAACAGTAAAAGCCCTGAGCCTTTATTATGACACGGGCGATTTAAAAAACAGCTTTAAGCCGCCGGCACCTATAGAAGAAGCCATTGACAAAATGCTGTGGTTCTATCGGGCCGGAAAGGAAGAAAACTGCGCTGTAAGCGCCGGGAAGGGGGCGCAGATTTATTCCTATTCCTATGACGACGAATACATTTTTGCGGCCTTTCTGGAGCAGTACGGCGTAGATTTGCAGGATATTCCTTATCTTCACTGGTGGAAATTCAAAGCCATGTTCCTGGGGCTGAAATCAGATTCCAGGATTGTGGAAATCATGGGTTACCGAAGCATTGACATCACATCGAAAATGAGCAATGAGCAAAAGCAGTTTTACCGGAAAATGAAAAAGCAGTTTGCGATTCCTCTCCCCCAGCCTGAGCGGGAAAAGCTGAACGCTATCGAGCAGGCCCTTTTAAACGGCGGCGACGTGAGCAAGGTGCTCTAATCCTTTTTCTTGACAGGGTTGTGTAATGAATACACATCGTGCTATAATCTAGGAAAAAGGAGGAAGATGCAATGAAAAGGGTACTTTGTGGGGCTTTGGCGGTTATCCTTGCCATCGGGTGTTTGACCGGGTGTCAAGAAGGAAATGATCTAAATTCTACGAATGAATCATCGCAGGCCGTATCATCTAAACCTAATCCGGCGGACAAAAAGGAAAGTATAGATACCTCTTCTAGGAAAAACTCTTCTTCCGCTTCAAAAAAATCTTCGTCACCGGATAACGTTCATCAGGATCCTGTTGCAGAAAGCCAGATATCCGACATCCAGAAACCTGAAAAACCTACGCAAAATAATTCCACCTCTTCTGTGGCTGTGTCCCCTCCTGCGGAATCCTCGTCTAGCAAACCTGTACAGCCTCCGGCCACTTCAAGTTCAATTTCTCCGGCCACACCGGAACCAACCGGAGAAACTGCTGGGCAGAAAAACGCAATAGAGAAAGCAAAAGCTTACTTGAATGTCATGTGTTTCTCTTATCAAGGTCTGGTTTCCCAACTGGAATTTGAAGGATTTACCCATGAGGAAGCCGTGTATGGAGTGGACAGATGCGGTGCTGATTGGAACCAGCAAGCCTTAGGGAAAGCAAATTCATATTTAAGTGTTTCTGCTTTTTCTCGCCAAGGATTGGTTGATCAGTTGATTTTTGATCAATTCACACCAGATCAGGCGTCTTTTGGTGTCGGTCAGTGCGGTGCTGACTGGAACTATCAGGCTTCAAAAAAGGCTGCTCAGTATTTGGAGCTTATGGCTTTTTCTCGGGAACAGCTTATTGCTCAATTGGAATTTGACAAATTTACTCACGAACAAGCGGTTTATGGAGCTGAATCCAATGGATTATAGCTTCTGAAATAAAGCATCTGCTATTACGCAGGTGCTTTTCTTATGCCTAAAATCAGGTGGTGACCATATTGGAAAAGTAAAATGCCCCTATTGTGGGTATGGAATGCCTTTGCGGTTAAGCCAGACGGCTGACTGTAAGGGTATTTTTATTAAATGCAAGGGAAAGAACTGCAAACAGATATTTGAAATAAAAGTAAAAAATGGAAGGCAGGTCAAGTAGTGCCATTATGAGCCGATGACCTCACAGGAAAGGGTGAGATTATGGCTTACGATGGCTCTTTAAAATTTGATACCAGGGTTGACAGCTCCGGTTTTAAGTCTGGAATTGAAAAGCTGGGGAGCATTGCGAAAACCGGGCTGAAAGTAACAGCCACCGCGATTGGAGCGGTAAGCGGTGCGTTTGGCGCCGCTGTTCTTTCCGGCGTTAAGTACAATTCCCAAATGGAACAATATATTACTTCCTTTGGTACGATGCTTGGCAGCGCGGAAGAAGCCACAAAGCTGGTTAACAATCTGAAAGAAATGGGGGCCAAAACCCCATTTGAAACCTCAGATTTGGCAAAAGCTTCTCAAACCCTTTTAGCTTTTGGAACCTCTGCGGAAGATCTTCTCCCCACCCTTCAAATGCTCGGGGACGTATCTCAGGGGAATAAAGAGCGGTTTGACAGCTTAACCCTGGCGTTTGCCCAGGTTGGAAGCGCCGGCAAGCTGTCCGGGCAGGATTTACTGCAGTTTGTCAACGCGGGCTTCAATCCTTTAAATGAGATCAGCAAAATGACCGGCGAGAGCATGGCGGAGTTAAAAGAACGCATGTCCGCCGGTGGGGTATCAGCAGAGGAAGTTGCGGAAGCCTTCAAGCACGCTACCAGCGAGGGCGGCCAGTTTTACCAGGCAATGGAGGCACAGAGCCAAACCTTTAACGGGCAGATGTCCACGCTGAAGGATAACGCTATGTCCTTTATCGGAGAACTAACCCAGGGCGTTACCAACACCTTAAAGGATTCGGTTCTTCCCACGGTCAACGGCTGGCTGGAGGAGCTGCAAAGCGCCTTTACAAGCAACGGTGTGGAGGGCGTTGTTACGGCTTTTGGCTCTATTCTGGCTGACGCCTGCACCAAGCTTGCGCAAGCGGCGCCGGGCGTTGTTGATCTGGCTGTAGGATTTATCCAGTCGTTTATAAAAGGGATTGGAGATAACGCGCCCCAGCTGATCCAAGCAGCAAAACAAATTGTCGGCGCTTTAGTGGACGGCCTGATAAAGCTCTTACCCAGCGAGATCCAAAAGCCGGTAAAAGAAACCGTAAATATTTTAAAGCGTTCCTTTGAAAGCGGCGGACTGCGGAACGCCATTAACACAGTATCTAAAATTTTGAAGGATCTGGGGAAAGTAGTAACAAATCTCGCGAAAACGATACTTCCTCCCCTGGCGAAAGCCGTTGATTTTCTTGGCCAAAATATAAAAATCATCTTGCCACTTATTGCCGAAGCGGTGGTTGGAATTAAGGCGTTTAAAATCGTACAATCAGCTACGAAGTGGTTTGATGCTATGAAAACGGCAATCGCCGCCGCTGGGGCGGCTACCAGCGCTGAAGCGTTAGCCACCGCAGCTTCCACTGGTGCCATTACCTTAAAACAGATCGCCGTAGGCGTTCTGACCGGAGAAATCGGTCTTGTCACTGCCGCACAATGGCTTTGGAACGCCGCTATGAGCGCAAATCCTATCGGTGCCATTATTGCTCTGGTGACAGCTCTGGCTGGCGGTCTTGCTTTTCTATGCGTCTCATTAAGCAATAGTGCAGATGATACAGATATCTTGGCAGAATCAAATGAACGTGTAGCGGAATCTTTTGGCCACATTGCAGACGGCATTGAACAGTGGAACGAAAAGGTTGATAATGCCAAAAGCTCTATGGAAGGCTTTAATGATTCTATCCTGATGTCTCAGGAGGAACAGCAAAATCTAACCGATGAAATGGACGCTGTCCAAACTGAAATATCTGAAATAGCCCGTCTTGCTTCTGAAGAGAGACGAGAATTAACTGATAGCGAAATCCAAAGACTTGATGAACTGTTTCAGAAAATGAGAGATATGTCTCAGCAGGAGTTAGATTTTTATAAAGCTAGACAAGATGTGGTATTAGATCAAGCTAAAGCGTTATCAGAAGCATCAAATTTAACCGCAGAAGAATACGAGGATATGTCCGCCAGAATTATCAAGGCGGCCAGCGAAGAAACAGAAGCGGTAAAGGAAAAGGCTTATGAGCAATATGCCAATCAGGTCGCGCTGAACAAGTCTCTTCTTGGTACAAAAGAAGAATATAATGAGGAATGGTTAGAACAGGCAAATGCAGCCGCCTTGGCTGATTATCAAATCGCCGTGGATAATGCTAAACAAAAATACGCTGATATTTTAGGAATTGAGCAAGAGGGATATTTTAATCTATCGCAAGAGCTTCAAGATTATCTCACAGGATTGTCTGAGATGCGGACCGCCCAATTGGAAGAGGAAGACCGATATCAAAAAGCTCTAGAAGAATATAGGCACGGCCAATATAAGAACACTGATGAATCACTGGATGCGCTTAGTGCAGTCGAGCAAGAGCACAAAGAAAATTTAGCAAGAATCCAAGACGAGTATCTAGCAAATTTTAATGAAGACACCTTAGAGCAAGCCGGCGGCTGGCTGCAAAGGATTATAGATACTAAAGCCGCTGGCGAAGACCTCACGGAAGAACAAGAGGAACTTGCCAGAAATCTGATTCTTGCCTTAGACAGCCTGCCTGACGATATGAATGAAAAAGGCAAGGAAGCCCTAGACGCTTTAGGAATCGGCTTAGACGACCAAGGAAACGTAATTTTTACAAAGGGTGAACGGCTGGGTGAAATTGTTCTGGAAGGCGAGGAATCCGCAGACCCAGAAGGCGAAAACTCCTATTCTAATGGAAAGAACAGCGCTGACGGTTTTGTTGGCGGTGTGGAATCCGGGTTTCAGGCTGCTTTCACGGCTGGTTACAATATCGCCAAGCAGGCAATGGCTGGTCAGCAAACAGCACAGGACAGCCATTCCCCAGCCAAAGAAACCATTAAGCTGGGCAAAGATAACGCCGAAGGCTATGCGCTCGGTATTGAAAAGAACGCCAAGGAAGCCGCGGCAGCGGCGAAAGACATGGTCACCGACACAATAGGCGCAATTTCCGATCAATCAGGTAAGTATTCTTTCCTAGATAAATTTGGCCTTTCCAAACTGGACGTATCGGGAATGGTGCAGAAAATGAAAGCCGCTGTCGCTGCGGAATCCTACAGAATGTCCGCTTCCCTTTCCGCGTCCGGCAATTACGAAGTGGTACGGGATTCACGATATGGCAGCGAAACTGACTCCAACGTTTCCGACGGGAAATACGTGGCCGAGATTCATGTGGACCTGGAGGGCCGTGAGGTTGCCAGAGCCA